GAGGGAATTCAAAACAGGCGCGGGTGCTTGCGCTGCTGCGCGGGCCGAACGGCGCCACCATCGCTACTGTCATGCGCTCCACCGGCTGGCAGCCGCACACCGTGCGCGGCTTTCTGGCCGCCGTGGTGCGCAAGAAGCTCGGGCTCACGCTCGAGTCGGAGAGGACCGACGGTGAGCGCGTGTATCGGATTGTTGCCGGCAGCGCTTCCGCCGATAGCGCCGGTGAGCCGGGTGCGTAACCATGCGGCACTCGACGGACCCGGCCGCGATCGAGGCCGAGATCGCGGATCTGCGCTCGCTTGCGATTGATGTGCTTCGGCGACACTGGCGGGTGATCTTCGGACGAGCGCCGCCGGCAGACCTGAGCAAGGACCTGCTGCGGCGAATGATTGCTTGGCGCCTGCAAGAGCGAGCCTTTGGCGGCCTCGATGGGGAAAGCCTGAAGTTCTTGGACGGTTTGGCACGCCACGGCAGCTCGCCCCGGCGCCGGCTCAAGCCCGGCACGGTGCTGGTGCGCGAATATCAGGGCCAGCGTCACACCGTCACAGTCGCGCCCGATGGCTTCCACTGGCACGGCACGACCTATCCGAGCCTCTCGGCCATCGCCCGCGCGATCACCGGCACTGCCTGGAGTGGTCCGCGCTTCTTCGCCCTCGCGCGAGGCAACGGCACTCCTGCGCACCGCAGCAAGAAGCGCGGCCGCAATGGCTCGCATCCCGCGTCCAACCTAAGCACTGCGCCTCTCTTGCCCCCGCAAATAGCGTCTCCTGCGCAAACCTAAAACCATAGGAGTTGTCCGTGCGTCCTTACTGGAAAGGCTATCTCAAGCTGGCCCTTGTCTCCTGTCCGATTGCGCTCCATGCCGCCTGCTCGACGGCCGAGCGCATCGCCTTCTGCCAGATCAACAAAGCCACCGGCAATCGCCTGCGCCAGCAACTCATTGATGAAGAGACCCGCACGCCGGTCGCACCAGAACACCGAGGACGTGGCTACGAGGTCGCCAAAGGTCGCTACCTCCTTGTCGAGGATGCAGAGCTGGAGGCAATCGAGATCGAGAGCACCCACACCATCGAGATTGATAGCTTTGTGCCTCGCTGCCAGATCGACCAGCGCTTCTTCGACACGCCTTATTACGTCACCCCGAACGAGCCAGTCGGACGGGAGGCCTTTGCGGTCATTCGCGAAGCCATGCGCAACAAGGGGGTGGTGGCGCTCGGGCGGCTGGTGTTGGCGAAACGCGAGCGGGTCATTGCGTTAGAAGCTTATGACAAGGGGCTTCTCGGCACGACGCTGCGCTACCCCTATGAGGTCCGCAAGGCCGAGGATTATTTCTACGATCTCCCCGATTTGGCCATTGCCGCGGACATGCGCAAGCTTGCCGAGCTTATCCTCGACAGTAAGGCCGCAGAGTTTGATCCCACAAGCTTTCGCGACCGCTACGAGGAGGCGCTGCTGGCGCACCTCAAGGCCAGGCAGGCGGGTGCTGTTCAAGAGCGCAGGCAGCCCTTTGCCCCGCCGCAGCGGGTGATCAATCTCATGGAGGCGCTGCGCCGAAGTGTCGCCGAGGACATCAAGCCAGCCGCGCCACGCAGGGGAGGCCCCGCCGCCCCGGCGCGCAAACGGGCGTGATCTCTGCCGTCGCCATGGAGCGAAGTCACCGCAAAAATTGCGTGCACGGTCGAGTTGGACCGCGCGAATTCCTCCGTGCGGTGCGCGGCTTTGTGGAACGGGCATGTTAGTGAGAGCGCCACATGACACAGCTCCCCGCGCCCAGCCCTAGCATGAATGGGCCCATCAATAAGCACGCGCGCTGCGCCATCTATACCCGCAAGTCGAGCGAGCATAACCTCGACCTTGCCTTTACCTCGCTCGATGCCCAGCGCGAGGCCTGCCAAGCCTATATAAAGAGTCAAGCGCATGAAGGCTGGCGTCCGATCCCCGGCCGCTACGACGACGGCGCCTTCTCCGGCGCCTCGCTCGACCGTCCTGCCGTGCAGAGGCTCTTGGCCGATGTCCAAGCTGGTAAGATTGACATTGTGGTGGTTTACAAGGTCGACCGGCTCACGCGCTCGCTCGCGGATTTCGCCAAGCTCATCGAGCTGTTCGATGCCCACAACGTTTCGTTCGTGTCGGTCACGCAATCCTTCAACACCAGCTCCAGCATGGGCAGGCTCACGCTCAATGTGCTGCTCTCCTTTGCCCAGTTCGAGCGGGAGCTGATCGGGGAGCGGGTACGGGACAAGATCGCTGCCTCCAAGCGCAAGGGCATCTGGGTCGGGGGTCCAGTCCCGCTCGGCTATGCCGCGGTGGACAAGAAGATCGTGGTGATCCCGGCCGAAGCGGAAGCGGTGCGCACCATCTTTGCGCGCTATCTTGAGCTTGGCTCCGTCCGCGCGCTGGCGGAGGACATCGATCGTCGGGGGATCCGCAGCAAGCCGCGGCCGCTGTCGGACGGCCGCACAATCGGCGGCGGCCGTTTTGGCGTGGGCGCGCTCGCGCATCTGCTCGAGAACCGCTTCTATATCGGCGAGGTGGTCTATCGCGGCGATGTTCACCACGGGGAGCATGAGCCCATTCTTGATTCCGCGCTGTTTGCGGCGGTGCAGGACAAGCTTGCCGCTCAGGCGGTGGCGCGGCGCTGCCGGCTGCGCGGCTCACCCGCGCTTCTGACCGGCCGCATCTTTGATGAATGCGGCAACCGCATGAGCCCGACCCACGCCAACAAGGGCGGCGTGCGCTATCGCTATTATGCCTCCCAGGCCGTGCTGCAGAAGAAACCGCGCACGCTCATATCGGTCAGCCGCGTTCCCGCAGCCGAGCTTGAGGCATTCGTGCTAGCCGCGCTCCGCAATCATCTCAACACAAGAGGCGGCAGCCATCGCGACCTTGTCGAGCGCTATCTCGAGCGCGTCACGTTGACATCGAACGGGATCAAGCTTCGTCTGCGGGAAATCGTCGAGGCTGCCCTGGAAGATCTCGATGCCGACGACGCTGCAAGCAATTCATCCGGGCATCTCACTGGGAACGTCCGGACGATTATGGTCCCCTGGACCAGCCCGGTGCCCGCCGGTGTCAAGGGCATCATTCATGTGCCCGCTCATAACACGCCGATCAAACCCGACCGCCGCGAGGCTCTGCTGATAGCGATCGCCCAAGCCCGCAGCTGGATCGACGATTTGACGCATGGCCGCGTGGCGAGTTTCGCCGCGATCGCTCGCCGGGAAGGAAAGGTCGAGCGGCACATTCGGCTGCGGGCGCCACTTGCCTTCCTTTCGCCTCGGATCGTGTCGGCTCTCCTTAACGGCTCGGTGCCGGCCGATCTCACGCTCACAACGCTCGCCCGCGCGCTGCCGTATTCCTGGGTCGAGCAGGAGCGGCAGTTAGGAACTTCGGTGACCTTTTGCCGCTCATAATAAATTGCCGTCCCGCCGGGGTCGAAGGCAGGCTGCAGAAATGGCGTGAGCACGGCGTATACCGTCGGATTTCCGGACGACACCAAACCATCGACCCGCGTGACATGAACCGCCGCGCCATATTCTCGAATAGTTTTTATCACGCCATTACCCGGTCAGAGGACCACAAGGTTCTTTTGCAGAAAAGGGGGCACGGACCCTTGGAGCTCGCCAAAGCCCTCGGCCGGAACCACGCAACTAAACACCCAGCAAACGCACTTGCGACTTCAGTATTGAAGGCCTGTCGCGAATCCCCAAGAGTGTTCGCCCTTCCTGCGATGGTAGGCGTGGTTCAATGCCTGCGATAACGCGTCGACCTGGTCGGAATGGCGACCTGCCGGGAATGCCAGGTTCTCGCGACGGAATTCATCGAGCCAGGGCGCATGCTTGGGCAACCAGACTGACCCCGCCTCGATCCGGGCGGTCTGCTGGTGCATCCGCATCACTTTGTCACCCGTCGGGTCGATTGGAGTGACTCGAAAGCCTTCATGCCGCAAATCCTGGATCAGCGACATGCCGGACCCTTTGTTCTCGATCACAAGCTCGTAATGATGGGTTTCATTGCGCCAGCGCCTATGGGCATCGATCACCTTGCGTCTGAGGTTGGGATATTCCAGCCGCTCTCGAATGACATCCAATACGTAGGCTGTCTCCCCTCGCACTAGCAGCACTACACAGGCCGAATAGCTGGCGAGCTCCTTCGCACTCAGAGCGGTGTCCCAGCTCGCGATGATCCGATCACTCAAGTTCAGGCTCGGACGCTCGTCATAGAACTTAAACCATTCCCATTTGATGAGATTGCCGCCCTCGGCAATTGGTTCTTGCTGATATTGGGCGCTGAAAAGAAGTGAGCCCATCGAGTGCTTGAAGTCATCCAGAACAGATTGAGGTTCATGCTCCGGGTGCAAGAGCTCGCCGGGGCGGCGCAGATGCGAGCGCGTCTCGCTCAGCGCGATGCTTTGTTGGCATTGGGCAATCGCGGGCAGGTTGAGATGCTCCCACCTCTCCTGCTCCAGGAGATGGCCGACGAGATCGTCGACGTGGAGCCGTTGCATGACCACAACGATGGCGCCCGTCGTCTTGTTGTCGAGACGGGTGAGCAGGGTGTTGGCGTACCATTGCTTGGTACTTTCGCGTG